AATAACATGCAAGAACCTGTAGCAAACTCAAGTAGAGGTACGAGAGGAAAAGCAGGGAAAGCACGCACTGTCAAGTTGTCCCCAAGTCAAGTAGCTATTGCTAAAAGATTAGGTGTACCTCTTGAAGAATACGCTAAACACGTAAAATAGGAGATAAAAATGGCTGATAAACAAGAAGAAATCACCACAACGGATCGAGCTCCTCGATCTGCAGATACACGAGATAGTGAAGCTCGTCTTAAACCATGGCAACCACCGTCTTTATTAGACGCACCAACGCCACCTGATGGTTATATCTATAGATGGCTTAGAGAATCTATGGTAGGAGTAGAAGATAAAGCGAATATGTCAAAACGTATTCGTGAAGGATGGGAACCAGTGAGAGCTGAGGAACACCCTGAATTTGAAGCACCAACTGTAGAGGATGGAAGACATATAGGTGTAATCGGAGTAGGTGGGTTAATACTCGCAAAGATGCCTATCGAAACCGTCAATCAACGACGTGCATACTACAAACAAATGGCTGCAGACCAAATGCAGGCAGTCGATTCGAATCTTATGCGTGAGAGTGATAGCAGAATGCCTATTAGTCAACCTAATAGAAATTCTCAAATCACATTTGGTAAAGGAAATGATTCGTAAGAATTATGAATTTTAATTTTAATATAATAAAAAGGTGAAAATAAATGGCAAATGTAAATAGCCCAAATGGTTTCACACCTGCTTATCATATGTCTGGTGGTACTATAAGACCTTCTGAGTTTGCAATCGCAAGTGCGACTAACGCATCTATCTTTAGTGGTGATGTTGTTAATCTATCTAGCGGTTTAGTAATTCAAGGGACTGCAACTGGTACTCCTCTAGGTGTATTCGCAGGGGTTGAATACCAAGCAACCGATGGTTCTGTTGTCTTTTCGAAAGTATGGACAGCGGATACTGCAACACTAGGTTCTGCAAATGCGAAAGCGTATGTATATTCCGATCCTGATATTGTTTATGAAGCTCAGTCAACTGGGACTCCTACACAAGCATCTATTGGAACAACTAATACGATTTCAACAACTGCAGGTGATTCTAACACAGGTCGATCAAAAGAAGGTGTAACAACTACAACTTCTAGTGGTATTGCGACAGTAGTAGGGTTTGTAGACAGACCTGATAACTCTATTGGTCAATACGCTAGATTGTATGTGATATTCCCTGCTTCTGTATTCGGCAATAACTAAAAGGTGAATAATAATGGCAATTAATAGAGCGCAATTAGTAAAAGAACTCGAGCCAGGACTGAATGCACTTTTTGGTCTCGAGTATAACCGTTACGAGAATGAGCACGCTGAGATTTTTGACACTGAATCTTCAGACAGAGCGTTTGAGGAAGAAGTGATGTTATCAGGCTTTGCACAAGCTCCTGTAAAAGGGGAAGGCGCAGCAGTCACATATGATGCAGCTCAAGAAACTTTCACATCTCGTTACACTCATGAAACAGTAGCCTTAGCATTTGCGTTGACAGAAGAAGCTATCGAAGATAACCTCTACGATACACTATCTTCTAGATACACAAGAGCTTTAGCTAGATCAATGGCAAACACGAAGCAAGTAAAAGCTGCAAACGTGCTTAACAATGGTTTCTCAACTTCCTTCCCAGGAGGAGACGGAAAACCTCTCATGACAACTGACCACCCAACTTTAACAGCTGGCGATCAGTCTAATGAACCAAGCACTGCTGCTGACTTAAACGAAACTTCGTTAGAGAATGCATTAATTGATATCTCTGCATTTAAAGATGAAAGAGGTATCAAAGTAAATGTACAAGCTAGAAAGCTAATCGTTCCACCACAATTACAATTTGTGGCTGACAGAATATTAAATTCTCCAGGAAGAGTAGCTACATCGGATAATGACATCAACGCTATGAAGAACATGGGAATGTTCCCAGAGGGTTATGTTGTTAACCATTATCTAACTGATACAGATGCTTTCTTTATCAAGACTGATGCCCCTAATGGTCTAAAGCACTTCGAAAGAGCTGCAATGACAACTGGAATGGAAGGTGACTTCGAAACTGGTAACGTTAGGTATAAAGCTAGAGAAAGATATTCTTTTGGCTTTAGTGATTGGCGTGGAATCTACGGATCTCCAGGTGCTTAATCAGTAAGCGTAGCTTAGGAAAGGGATCTTCGGATCCCTTTCTTTTTTATAAGTATTACTATAGAATAAATTCGACTAGGATAAATAATTTGTTTTATCGACTGACCTAGCAGACAAGCCGAGACGATAAGACTTATTTCCAAAGGAGGAAATTATGGCAAAATCGACATTTTCAGGTCCAGTTAAATCATTAGCTGGTTTTATTTCAGCAGGTAGTACAGCAGTAGTTAGTTTAACAGCTGATACTTCACTTACAGTAGCAGCACACGCAGGTAAAATACTAACCACCAATGATGCTGATGGTAAGTTTACACTACCTAGTATAGTAACAACATCACCTTCTGATCCAACAGATCCAAACCAACTCAATAACTTAGGAGCAAGCTTTTACTTTGTTGTAGAAACTGCTGCTACAGATATGGATATATTGACTGATGGAACAGATAAATTTGTAGGTGGACTTTATACAGGTGTAGACGATGCTACAGGTAAGACCTTTATCTCAGCAGCATCTAATGATGTAATAACTATGAATGGCACAACTAAAGGTGGGCTTGTAGGTAGTATTGTAAAAGTAACTGCCATGGCTTCTGCAAAATATGCAGTAGAAGGCATAATACTAGGATCAGGAACTATAGTTACACCATTTGCTGACGCTTAATAGGAGTAAATTATGGCAGACGCAGTAACTTCAACAACGATTGTAGATGATGATAGAAAAGCTGTTATACAGTTAACTAACACATCGGATGGAACTGGTGAGTCAGCTGTTACTAAAGTAGATGTAAGTGCACTTGCTGTAAGAAGCACGGATGGTGCTGCTTGCACAGGGTGTAAAGTCGCAAGAGTTAATTATTCAACTTTTGGTATGAGCGTAAAGTTATTATGGAACGCTAGTACAAACACTATATGCTGGGATTTAAATTCAGATTATAGCGACGATGTTGATTTTTCATACATGGGAGGCTTACAGAATACTGCTGCTTCTGGTGGAAAAACAGGCGACATAAAACTCACTACTACTGGGCACGCTAGTGCAGATTCTTATGTTATCGTACTAACAGTAATAAAAGAATATTAAAATGGCGACCTCAGGGACTAAGACCTTTCAGTTAACCATAGCGGACACTATTGAAGAAGCTTATGAATTAGCTGGTTTAGAACTTAGGACAGGATATGATGCAGAGACTGCTAGGCGGTCTCTGAACATCATGTTTGCAGATTGGGCTAATAGAGGTGTAAATCTCTGGACTATAGAACAAGTGACCACAAATTTAACAGCAGGAACAAATAGCTATACTTTAAATTCTTATGATATAGACATAGTTTCTGCCGTTATACGACAAATAGATGGATCTACTACAACAGATTTACAATTAACTAGAATAGGTAGGTCAGAGTATCTAAATATACCTGATAAAGCTTCTACTGGAAGACCTACACAATATTTTTTAGACAGGCAAACAACACCTGTCGTAAAAGTTTGGCCAACACCAGACTCCGCTGCCACATACAGATTAGTAGCTAATACCATACAAAGAATAGATGATGTAACAGCATCAGCACAAGACCCAGAAGTGCCTTCAAGGTTTATGCCTTGTATGGCTAGTGGACTAGCTTACTACATAGCTTTAAAAAAGAACCCAGAAAGAGTTGGGTTATTGAAACAACAATATGAGCAAGATTTTCAATTAGCTGCAGATGAAGACCGTGGAAGAGCTTCTCTGCATTTAGTTCCCCACAGGAGTTATCTATAATGGCTTATGCTGTTGGTAAATACTCTAGAGCTCAATGTGATAGGTGTGGGTTTGTGTATAAGTATACACAACTAAAAACTGAGTGGAATAATTTAAAAGTTTGTTTCGATTGTTATGAACCTAAACACCCACAACTACAGCCTGTGATAACCCCAACTGACCCTGAGGCTTTGTTACAGCCAAGAGGAACAGAACCTGTTCCAACCACAGGGTACGGTATAGTGAAAACAGGAAACACCAAAAACAGTTTAGGAGTTACTGCTCCTTCTATGTTTATAGCCCATAATGACACGATTGGCTCTAGCTTTTTTATAGCTAAGTCTGTAGGCGAACTTGGAGAAGTAACCATTACAATAGGATAAACGATGACTTGGACTTTATCTACTTTAAAAACAGCAATACAGGATTACTCTGAATCAACAGAATCTTCTTTTGTAACTAATCTGCCAAATTTTATAAAAACAGCAGAAGAAAGAATTTTAAAAGGAGTCCAATTAGACGACTTTATAAAAAACGTAACAGGAACAGCAACAGCTAGTTCTGCATATTTAGGAGCACCCAGCGACTTTTTATCTTCTTTTAGTTTAGCTGTAATAGACGGAAGTTCTAATTACAACTATCTACAATTAAAACACCCAAGTTTTATACGGGATTTTACTCCCGCATCCTCTACAACAGGATTACCAAAATATTATGCGGAGTTTGATGATGATACTTTTATATTAGCACCAACTCCTGACAGCAATTACACATTTGAGCTACACTATTTTTATAGACCCTCATCCCTTACTTCGGCAGGTGATTCTGGCACAACTTGGCTATCGACTAATGCACCTAATGCATTATTATATGGAAGTTTAACAGAAGCCATGGTTTATTTAAAAAACTATGAATCACTCCCTATCTATGAACAAAGATTTCAAGATGCAATAGCATTAATGAAAAATCTTGGGGAAGGTAAATCCACCCAAGATCAATATAGATATGACCAAGTAAGGAGATCACCACAGGCATGAGACTAGAACATCTCGAAGGGGCGAACATCGCCCTAGTCGCAATGGGAGAAAGTCAACTAGATTTTCATTTAGCTAAAACACACAGCAAAACTTGGGATGAAGTTTGGGGCATAAACGCCATGGGTGAAATTACGAAATGTGATAGAGTGTTTATGCTAGATCCTGCTTCTAGGTTTTTAGATTCTGATGCATCAGGTAGTCAAACAGGTATTATGAAAGATCTAGTTCTCAACCATCCTGGACCAATATACACGTGTGAATTAGATGAACGTTGTCCTGGATTAGTAGAGTTTCCTATAACTGAAGTAGTTAAAGCAACTAGATGTTCTTATTTTAATAATACCGTACCTTTTGCCATAGCTTTTGCTCTGTATAATAAAGTAGCTAGGCTAGAACTATATGGTATAGATTTTACATACAAAGGTAATTTGCATTTTGCAGAAGCTGGCAGATCTTGTGTTGAGTATTGGTTAGCTAAGTGTATAGAAAATGGAATGACTGTTAGTGTGGCACCAAGATCTGGATTATTAGACACGGACGTTCCTATACAGGAAAAAGTTTACGGATACCACAGACTAGATAATCCAACCTTAGTTTTAATTGATGAAGATAAAGACGAGTTCTACACGATGGGGTTTAATGAATATAGTCAAGAATTAGAAAAAAGAAGAAGAAAAGATGCTGAGCTTATCTCCACCGTAAACACTCCACCAGAAGCTAAAAGATATTAATATGATAGAAATAGAAACAGTAAGTAGTATAGGTAGTATAAGTGTAGCAACTCAACAAAACAGAGGACATCCACCAGAATACTGGGCAGAAAGAGCTACGGAAAGAATATGTGGAATATCCGAAGACGCAGCCCCTCATGTTAAACAACAGGCAGAAGCATTCAGAGTAGCTATTTACAACACAATACTTTATTATATTAAGCAGAGCATCAATAGTGAAAGATGCACTATAAAGAATCTACTGATTCAACAGGG